ATCAAGTAGGTTTTCCGAAATCTGAGATAAGTAACAATGAAATTTCAGATGGCGTATCTTCAACGTCAGGCTCCTTTCCTACAAAAATTGTTGAATTAAAAACCAAGTATTCTCGCCTTGGTAAAATCAAGAAAAATGGACAAAGAAGTTTTCTTTCTTGTACTTCTCCAGCTACGCCTAGCTTTAATCATTTAGTTCAAGTTGCAACTTATGCAGCTAATTTTAATTTTAAAGTTCCTGTTTATTTAATCTATGCAACAGAAAAAGATTATAAAATTTTTGATAGTACAAATTCTAAACATTTAACTATCGATGGAATGAAAAGAAATTTACAAATTATGTTTAGAACTTTTTTAAGAAGAGAAAAATTATTGTCTCAATATCAAGATTATACAAAAGAAGAAATTATTGAAAATGCAGTTCAAATGATAGATCCAAATTTTGATCATCCTTTTGCCTGGAATGGCATACCAGAGGAACTAATGCAACAAGCTAGAGATTTATGGAAAGTAAATTAATTAAAGATTTTCATGTTCAACATAAATTGAACAAATTTAAAAAGATGCAGCAAAAGCAGCGTCTAAAATTAATAATAACTATAGGAGTTATAATATGTCTAATAGTAATAATACTATAATTCCAGACGATCTAATCACTACCATTAATGATTTTAAAAAATCAAAAAATGGATCTATGATTAATATCCATGGAAAAGAATATGCAACAGTAGCTCATAGAATTGCCGTTGTAAGAAGAAACCTAGGAGCAAAACTTCAGATCCATACTGAAATTATCTCAATTGGTAAAGACACTGTTGTTATGAAAGCAACAGGAACAATTGGAGATAAAGTTATTGCAACTGGTCATGCTGAAGAAAAAAGATCAGCATCAAGAATAAATCAAACTTCTGCGCTGGAGAACTGTGAATCCTCAGCCGTTGGAAGAATGTTAGCAATGTGTGGAATTACAAACGATCAAATCGCATCTGCTGAAGAAGTATCTGCTGCTATAGAGCAGCAAGACACAAAGATCCAAAATGCACTTACTGCTTTAAATGCAGTTAGTCATAAAGGATCATATCAGGAATGGTTCACTAAAAATAAAGAGTTCCTTTCCAAGTTAAGTAAAGAAAATCCAATGATCTATAAAGATTTTATGAAAAAATTTACTGTAACTAAAAATAATCTGCAACAAAGAGGAGTAATCTAATGGCAGAAGAACAAACACAAAATAAAGACAGACCAGATCTTGGAGCTGCCTTTATTGCAACAAATAAAAAATCTCCACAATCTTATGATATGTCAGGAACAATAGTTGTTGATGGCAAAAAACATAAATTTGGAGCTTACAAACAAAAAGCCAGTGGCAAAGGCAAGATGGCAGAAGGACAAGTTTTTTACACCTTCTATCGAGTAGAGCCAGCAGATGCTGCTAGTGGTGGAGCTGATACTAGCTTCGATATAAACCAGCTGGAGCAATAAACTTATGAACCCAGAAAAATTTAAAAGTGTAGCTATCAACATTGAAACTTACAAAAAGTTAGAAGAGCTATGTCAAAATAAGTTTGAACTGCCTATTTCAATGTCAAAGACAGTTGAGTTTTACATAACTAAAGGTCATGAGGAATATAAAGCTAATGGCAAAAAATCTAAATAAAAGATTAGAGCAATTAGAAAAATCCAGAGAGGAGGATTACGGATCATTCAATCGCAATATGAAAAAAATTGCTGCTGCATGGTCCATCCTCTTAGATCCATATTTAAAATCAGACATACCAGGATGGATGGTTCCATTAATGTATGCTCAAGCAAAACTAATAAGAGCAACTAATAAATTTAAAGAAGATACATACGATGATGCTCTTGCTTACTTAGTACAATCACATGACATGCACAAAACAAAAGACGAAGAGATCGATACCGATGAGTTACTTGGAGTGGAAACTGAACCAAGAACTAGCAAACAGATCGACATGGTATAGAGATGAACAATTACAAAAAGAATATGCAGAGTATATAAAAAATGAGTACAGAAAAAAGGAACCAGAATAATATCGTAAATTTTCCAGGAGTAAAAAATCCTTTTTTAGACAAACATAAAAGAAATTTAGTTAATCATACAGTGTCTATTGCAGAAAAAATGACAATGGATAACTGGCATCATAATTCAATCAACAATAATGAATTACAAATATTATCAAATCATGGCGAAACAATAAAGTTCGCACCAGAAGTAGCTGCAAGACTTATTGCAGTTTTATCAACAACATTAATTAGAAATAAAATCTTGGAGGATTTATTATGAGTAGAAAACCTAGAGAAAGTTATTGCTCCATGAGCAAAAATACTTTTTTAAATGAAAAAACTGGTCCATATAAAAAACTAAATGATAGTCAATGGTGGATCAAAAAAAAAGAAGATGGATCTGTTGGATATTATCTTGATATGCACAGTAAGTTTCAGCAGCTGCCTGATGCCTGTTTTGAAGCAACAACATCATCATCAAAAATATTAGATATAAATTTAATTAATTCTGAAGTTAAAGAATTTAAGGAAAAACATTATGTCTAAATATAGTAAAGATGAGACTGCAAAATTTGCAAAGATGCTAGGAGCTAATTTAAAGTTTTGTAGATTTAATGAAAAACAAATTAAACCTATGAAAACAGTTGCTTATTTTTTAGGTGTCTCACATCAACAAATAGCAAAATATGAAAAAGGACAAAATTTGCCTTGTTCATATAACTTAGTCCAATTGGCTAAATTTTATAATGTAAGAACAGATGATCTAGTTGATCCAGATTTTATGCACAAAAGGTTAAGCACATGTCAGTAATTGAAAGTGATAAAATAGACATAGAGATTCAAGAACAACAAAAAGATGCTGGATGTAAGTATATGGTTTTAGTTAGTTATGAAGGACCTAATCAAAGTAAAGAAATTGCTAAAGTTTTATTAACTAACAGTAAGCCACACATCAGACAAACTATTGATAATGGAAATACAGTTAATGAGCAAAATAATTAAAACAACAACTGGAGAAGCTGCCTTTGTCCTGGAGGAGCAATTTGACAATGAAGATAAAGCTAGTCAAGGCAAAGAGCCAGTTTCTCAGGAGGTTAAGCAATTGGAAATTAAAATAGAAAATACTAAATGGAGAAAAACTGATGAGTGAGATACCACATAATTTGCCATACGATAATAAAGTTCAAAGACTAAAAAGACGATACCAAGGTCTATCAAGAGTAGCAGCTGCTATTAATGATTTATATATCTATGGTGTCTATCCTTCTAATTTTCCAAATTTAACAACTGTACTTGAGCAAGCAAAAGATCACTGCAAAGAAATAATAAAAGATACAAAAAAAGAAATAGCTTTTATTGAAAATCCAAATGGATTGCATGATTTAATTATGGATGAAGAATTGCCTGATGCAGATGAAGAAATGGCAACTAGAAAAAATGAAATTAAAGATTAAAGAAAAAATTATATTAGATAAAGAACAACAAAAAATTATTGCTGAACTTAATAAAGTAATAGAAAAACTGGAAACAGATAACAAA